TTACCTCCAAGCAACCAACTGAAAATCACCCCGGTATTGCTCTAGTTACCGGCCCACCGGCCTCAACTCAAAATAACTTAGAATTTTTGCTGCTCTAAATCAAAAGAGCAATTGCCCACTAACCTACTATTATTTTGCTAACTATTTAACACATGGAGAATTGTATGTTTAAAAGATGGTCAAAAGAAGATAGAGGCTCTTGGGAAAGAAGCGAAGTAATGAAGGAGCTTGAGTCTCAAATTCTTGCAAAATACGCTGTAGTAGAGAGGTTCGCTCAAGAAAAAACAAATCTTCCAAATCTTGAAGACGTGGCAAACGCTAAAAAAGCGGTTGAAGGTCTTACTGGTGCATTTGAAGACTTATCAAAAGCAGTTTCCGGTTCCGCAGCAGATGATGGCGCAGTAGAAAAGAGCTGTGCTTGCGATAACTCTTCCGATCAGATGTGTGCTGTCTGTGGTGATAACTATACTGATAATGAAGTATCCATGGCCAAAGATGAGATTATTAACGAACTACAAAGAATGGCTGATGAAGCTATCGGTATGCGAAATATAAAATTAGCATATAAGATTGAAAGAACTATTGCCGAGATGAAGGAAGAATGAGATGATTAAAAAAACAGCTTCATCTGAAATTTTTGATCTTTATGCATCAAAAATGATTTCAAAGAGATCTTTAAGCAAGGTTGCCTCCGCCGCAAGTATTCTGCCCGATTTTTTCGATGGGGCTGCCAGGGTCGGTGCAAGAAGTATTCCCAGCTTAGATGGAATTACAGGACTTAGTTCTAGTGTAAAAAGCTCAGTAAAAGTTGTATCTGATGCTGGAGAAGTTGATTCTAAAAAACTACTACAAGCGCTGGTTCATTCCTCTAGAGTAACCGAATCATCCGAAGTAATTATGCGTAATGCAGATATTTGTGGATATACCGAGACTAAGATTGATGATTTCTTATCAAAGTTTTCAGATGATTTCAAAAAAATGGGTGATGAACTTAATGGGCTCAGTCCATCTCCAAGTCAGGTAGAAATAGATGACTTCTATACACGAAATCAAAAAGCAATAGAATATTTTAAATTATTAAAAACAGATACTGAACTTAAAAAGGCACTTCAGAACGCCCCCCTTGGAGCAAGACACACAGGAGCCGATACTATAAGCCTGGATGATGCAGTAACCAGATATACTGCAGGGGGCGCCGCCGGAGCCGCAGGAAGATTTACTACCCAAGTAGGAAATGCAATTGCCGTAGGTGGAAGAGTAGTAAATACACTTGTAATTCTAGGACTTGGTGTTTTGGCCTATAAAGGTTATAAAACTGACTTTGTCCAAGCTATTCTTTCCTCTTTTAGCTCACCCAAATCTATGAAAAATATCCAGGCAGTAAAAGATGCAAAAGACTGCATTAATAATATAGCGCTGATTCCTGGAAGTCCAGCCGTAAGTGCCAGAAATAAAGTGCTAAGTAATTTTGATGCTTTTTCAAAGTTTGAGATTGTAATGAATCTTACCGATAGAAAGGAGCAGAAAGATACCTTGGATGCTGCTTCCACTGCCGCTCAGGAATTAATATCCGACTCCAGCACCGAAGGATCTATTCAGCACTTTTTAGACCTAATATCCAAGGATCCCGGTTCCAATCTTTCCGGATTCTCTACTATGCAGGCTGGTGGGGCTGGTGCAGTAGCGGGCGGGTTGGTGGGATTATTAATCAAAGGAAAGCTTGGAGGCTTAATTGGAGCTGCGCTAGGTGCCGTTGCAGGCGGATGGTTTATGAATAAATATTATCAAGATGAAATAAACTGTATCGCTGCGGCTGGAGATGCTATTGAACAGTTTGATGCAGATTACCGTGAGACTGCGGGAAATAAAACAGAAGAGTCGCAAGGAAAAGGCCCAGAGTCAACCTCTGGCTCGGAAGCCGATACCAAAGTATCGGTAGACTCTTTGCTGGAACAGATGATTGCAGCCCTGCAGAACGATATAATCTATAATCTCCCCGGGCTTTCTAATCTATTTGTTAACGAAAGAAGAATTATTAGAAAATTAATTGAAGAGTCTGGAAGTATAGAAAATGCAGCAATGCTCATTTCTAATATCAACCCAAATATAAAATTAGATTTGGGGAAGATTGATACTTCAGCCTCTCAAGGCAAGATTACAAAAGAGCTATTAGCAAGGAATGAAGTATTACAAGATCTAGCAAGAGACATTGTAATCTCCGCAAGAAACGTAAGAAGGAACTTAAAACAAAAAGTTTCTTCTGTCGGATCTCAAATTACAACAGAGTCAAAGATAAAAGAAGATAATATGAAAAAAGAATCAAAATCTATTAATAATCAAGGATTAATACGAAAAGCTGCGGAATCAAGAGTTTCTTACTTTGGAGATGCCAATTTGGGTCTTAAAGATCAGCTAACCAAATCATATTATGCTGGCCTTACTGGTATGTATAATGAGCAACCCCCCAAGAGACCCTCTGATTATAAAGATCTCTACGGTTTTCAAGAAGAAACCGGACACGATCTGATGGCAGAGAGTCATCCAAAGTCTGTCACTCTGGCAGATGCAATGGGAAGGGGTGGCTTGGTAGAAAATAACTTAGAGCAGCAACAAAAGTCAATCTATGTTGCTACAACTACCCCCAGTGGTAATTTTCAATCTAAGTACGCCCAAACTGTTAGCTATCTTGAAAAATTAGCTAAAGCCGCTGACAGCCAAGGCAAGGAACAAGTTTCTAGAATAATCAATCAGACAATTCAAAAACTAAAATAATTTAGGAGAATTTTAAAATGGCACTCAAACCCCTCACTCCCGGCTACCTCCCATCCGGCCAGTACGACCTTCTCGATTCTTTCGCAGCCAACTTTGTTGGCGGTGAAGTCGGCGTTCTTGACACTCTAGAGTCCGGCGATTACTACGCCGCTGACGCTGGCGGTTCCTCCATCACCCCTGACGTAAAAGTCACCGGTGGTAGAGTTTCTGCTGGCGAGTTTTACGGATTAGTTGACGACGGCACCTCCGGCTACGGTACCTCCTTTGGTACCATTATCGGCGGAACTGTCGGTCAAGGCACTGGCTTCGCTTCTGGCGTTGCTTCCTCCTCCGCCTCCGGCATCGTAGTTGTTGGTCCAAGAACCTCTTTTGGTTCTGGCAAAGCAACCCTCTGGACCCAGCCCGGTCTTTATGGAATAACATCTGATGCATTCGTATCTACAACTGGAACGGACCTTCCCACTACCGTAAACACTAAGCTCTATGGAAAAAACACTGGCGCAGCAAATGCAGGAAAGCTCACCTTAGCTTCTGCATCTAACGGCATTCAGGCTGCAGTATTTCTAAATACTGTTTCTGACAGCTCACTAGTTTCCACCTCTGCCGCCGCCGCTACCGGCTCAGCTTCAACCGCCGAGTACTACGCAGTTTACCTCTTAGGCGCATCAGCTTAATTAACATAAAGATTAGGAGAATTAAAATATCATGTCAAACATCTTTAATACACACGGCGAACTTAACGCCGGTAACGTCAAAGAGGCACTTCTACAGATCGTGAAATACGCATCTATCATCGAAGAGCTTCAGCCCTCTAACGCCGTAATCGCCTCTGGCCCATCACTCAATGATGACCAGCGCGATGAAATGATCAAGCAAGCTCTTCTTACCCAAGAAGGCAAGGTTGCTCTTGGTCAGGCCATGGCTACCCCAATCCGCCGCAACTTAGACTACTCTGGCGTCGGTCGTAAGGCCCTCGTTGTTGATCCTCTTCCCCAGGGCGCTCTTCCAGTTTACGACCGCGACATCGACGTTGCAGCCGTAGTTATCTCTTCCAATGGTTCCGCTCCAGAAAGCCGTGTTTTCGGTGACCGCGTAACTGTTCCAGAGTTTGAAATCGTCAGCAATCCTACTGTCCGTATCGCTGAAGTTAAGCGCCGCCGCTTTAACGTCATCGACCGCGCCCAGCAGAAGGCTCGTCAGGAAATCCAGGCCCAGGAAGACGCCAACGTCTTCGCAGCCCTTGACTTCGCATCTGACACCACCAAGGGTGGCGAGAACACCAACCAGAGACTCGACCTTACTGACTCCACCGTCAGCGGCAAGCTCTCCAAGAATGGCATGCTCTCCCTCAAGCGTCAAATCGACCGTTGGGACCTCGTGACCTCCAAGTACTTCATGAACATCAATGAGTTCACTGATATCCTCGGTTGGGAATCTGCAGGTTCAGTAGGCGCCTCCCAGGTTGACCCAGTCACCCAGAGAGAGATCCTTCAGACTGGCCTTTACGGTCAGATCTTTGGTGCAGATATCATCGTCTCCAAGATCGTTCCAGCTGGTAAGGCCTTCGCCACCGCAGAGCCAGAGTTCGTCGGTGTTATGCCTGTTCGTCAGGACATCGAAGTTCTTCCTGCAGACGAGCCAAAGCAGCTCAAGCTCGGCTGGGTTGTCTCTGAAATCGTCGGTATCGGTATCGTCAACCCACGCGGCGTTGCCTCCGGTACAGTCCAGGGCGCAGAATCTATCTAATTAATTAGTTAGATACTTTGTAGGGCCAGGTAGGGGAACTTACCTGGCCCTATTTTTATGCTAATAGAATCGTTATAATTGGTGCAACATGAATAAATCAAATATGAGAAATAGAGTTAAGTTCTATCCTGCTTATGAAAAAAAAATCTTAGAATCAAAACCATCCGCAGTTTCTAGAAGAGATCCTAATTATATTGATATGTCTGATTTAAAAACAGACAATATTATTACTGATTTTTTTGAATTTGAAAAAGAACTATCAGAATTAAAACCTTCTAACAAAAATACAGACTCGGATAATAAATAAATTATTATTCATTGATAACCACGATGATTCAATCCTAGGATGTTGACCATATCGTATTTTCTATTTATATTTTATTAAAGTTATTATATCAACAAGCCGGAACTAATAAGTGGGAATATGGAAGAAAAAAACTTTATAACGTCAGATCTATCACTTGCCGCATTCTTAACGATGAAGGGACTCTCTGTTATTCGCTGTACAAAAACTGCAACTGGAAAGTTTGAGTTTGTTTTTGAAGACCCCGAAGGCAAAGCTCCCGGATTATCAATGAATTATTTAAATAGTGATTTTTGTAAATTTGATAATCACGTAAGAACTTTAAAAAAAATGTTGTATAAAAACTAAAAATAATTTTAAAAAAGTAATTTTTCTACTAATATTTATCACACAATGTACAAAGTTAAGTCACAAAGTTATGCCTTATGGATCTTGGTTTATAAATTTTGACTTCTAACTTTTAATATTTCCAATCCCACTAGGGAACTTTGCAATTAAACTTAAACAAGTTATAGTTACGTTTCAAGTTATAGTAAAAAGAAAAATATTTAGGAAATAATAACATGGCAAGAGCATTTAATACTAAAATCTCTGGCGATCAGATCACAATCGAATCCCGTTCTGGATTCGGAACAGGTGGTCTTGATACCAATACAGACGGCGCCCTCAAGGCTGACTGGTCTGTTGTTGCAGATAAGTCCTCTGTCGAGGCCGAACTCTCAACTGAGGCTAGCATCCGTGGTGCAGCCGATACCTCACTCACAACTCGTGTTTCTACTGAAGAATCTGTTCGTTTTAGTGGTGATTCTTCTCTCGCAGTAGCAGTCTCTGATGAAGTCTCTGCTCGTACCTCTGGTGACCTCTCTCTCACCAACCGCGTTTCATCCGAAGAGTCTGCCCGCGTATCTGGTGATTCTTCTCTTACTAACCGCGTTTCTCTCGAAGAATCTGTTCGTCTCAATGGAGATTCTTCTCTTACTGTAGCAGTATCCAATGAAGTATCTGCTCGCACCTCCGGCGATCTCTCTCTCACCAACCGTGTTTCCGCTGAAGAGTCTACTCGTCTTGCTGGTGACTCCTCTCTTACCGTAGCAGTTTCTGACGAAGTATCTGCTCGTACCTCTGCAGACCTCTCTCTTACTGGTCGCGTTTCAACCGAAGAGTCTGCCCGCGTCTCTGGTGATCTTTCCCTTACCAACCGCGTTTCCGCCGAAGAGTCCGCCCGCGTAGCTGGTGATTCCTCACTTACCGTGGCAGTTTCCAGCGAGGCATCTGCTCGTACTTCTGCAGACCTCTCTCTCACCGGTCGTGTTTCCTCCGAAGAATCTGCTCGCGCTGCTGGAGATTCTTCTCTCGCAGTAGCAGTCTCTGACGAAGTTTCTGCTCGTACCTCTGGAGATCTATCTCTCACTAGCCGAGTTTCTTCTGAAGAGTCCGCTCGTACTTCTGGTGATCTTTCTCTTACCGGTCGTCTTTCTTCCGAAGAGTCTGCTCGTGTTGCCGGTGATTCTTCACTCACAATTGCAGTCTCTAACGAAGTATCTGCCCGTAT